TTCTAATGGTTGTAATGTTTTGAAATATATATCAAGATTGATGTTGTTGAATTCAAGTATTTCTTCTAGTGCATCTAATATGGTAACTTGCATTGGTCTAATAACTGTGTTATCCATAAGTAGTGATGCAGTTTGTAGTTCCTCAGCATTGTTGCCAAGACCAGTATTATCTTTAATCCCTACTAACATTGGCGATACAATTCTGTGGGAGACCATTACCTTTTTCATACTCTCATCAGAAAGGAACTGATATTGTTGATGAGCATCATTTAAAATGATTGGGTCAACTGTTGCAGCTAATTCTTTGCTATCGTTAAATGCCAATATAAACTTACCTGCATTACTAGACCCACTAAACTTCTCATAGATGGCTCTCTCAATAGCATCACGCTGCTCCTTATCTGGAGTACCATTATTGAAGTTAATCAACATACTAGGCTGTAATCCATTTTGGATATTACTTATATGGTAATTGGCAATCTCTTCTTCTAGTTCGGCATATTGTAAGCCACCTTGATAATCTACAGGTGAGTAGTAGTAGAATCCTGCACGATAAGGTCTGATATATAGAATCTCAATGCCATCTTTACTTTTGCCAAATGCTGATATTCTTTTTGGTTTATCGTTGTGTTTTACTTTAGACCAATCAGAGCTATAGTAATATGCCTTTATTTCGCCATCTGAAGCCTTCTCTGCCCTTAACGTCTCCACAGGTATATGTGATACCTCTACGATTTCAGAATGGTCTTTAGAATAGATTATTTGAAGTGCTGACTGACCCATCATTTTGTAGTCGTAGCAAATCTTCTTCATACAATCCTTAGAGAATAGCTTTCTCATTTTGTTGTAATCATCTTGATTAGACTCTGAATCAGTAGCATCTAACCCTCTCCCATATATCATTTCAGCAATCCCATTAATTGCAGCATTGTTTGTTGGCGAACCATTATATCTATCAATAAGATATTGGAAATACATATTGTCTTCACCATACTCTACCCAATCATATCTCTTAGATTCCACAACTTCAGGTGCTGTATAACTAGCCAAGTTTACAACGTGGATGCCATCCTTAACTTTAGGTAGTGGTTGGGGTTTTCTATTTGGTATTCTTTTTCCCATTATATTATTACAAATTCGTTATCGAAAGTATCTTCCTCTGTGTAGAGGTCTTTATTTACAAAGTATTTTTCTAAGTCTTCTTGGTCAGATGCGTATATAAGTCCTCTATATATTTCCTCATCGTCATCAGAAGCTGCCTCAACAACATATCTATACAGAGTGTCTTCAGCTAGAGTAAAGGTGGCTGTAAGAACCATATAGTCTTGTTCTGTTGTTTTTGTTGGCGTAACAGTTGTGGTTACCCTTGTATCTTTATTGGTTAACTTAATGACTGGATTATCCACATCCTTTCTTGGAATAATCTTCAGTATCTGGTCTCCGCTTGTAGGTAAAATCTCCATATTTAAAATAACCAAAAGACTATTGAATTGTTTCTATAAAGATACAAAAAAAGGGGCTAAATAGCCCCCTTTTGAATTGATATACAGTATGATTATACTGCTCTTTGTGTGGATGGAGAATCTGTAGCTGAATCCATTCCTGCGAATGGGTCTGCTGCTGTAGCACCATCTACAAAGTTTGGTAAAGTTATTTCGTTGGCAGTAAGCGTTAATGTGTAGCCTTGAAGGTCTCCCATTGCAGTACCAGTTACTGCTGTTCCTCCTGTTACCTCTGCTCCGTGTTCACGACCAACCAATAATAAATTACCATCAAAAGTCTCTACAAAAACGTGAGGTCTTCCATAAGCCATAAGTTTTAGCTCTTTATTGTCCTCTTTAGTTAGTTTGTGTAGAGTAACGTTTACAACTTGCTCAAAGAATGTTGTACCATTTTCAAGAGAAGTTTGAATATTTGTTTCTAAGGAAGAGTTACCCTTGACATCGTATGTGTGGTAAGTAAACGTTCCATCCATATCTGTTACTTCATCATTAGAACCAACACTTACGTCTCCTAAAGTTCCAAAATCGACAAAATGAATTTTACGAATACCGCCTACAGCATCTTTACAAGGTTTTAATCTCCCACCAGTTAAATTACAGCTCATAGTTTTTAGATATTAAAAAAGGGTAAGTAGGCACAAGGCTTACCTACCCTTTAAGTTTAACATATTAATTATTAGTCGTTAGCAGTATTTGAAATACCATAAGTTACGATATCGTCAACGATTCCGTACTGTACACCTGCTGTAAATCTCATAACTACTCTTACGTTTTGAGACCCATCAAGGTCAGCCATATCAATAACTTTTACTTCATTGTGGTCAGCTAGTAAGCCAGTACCAAAGTACAAGTTAGATTTCTCAGCAGCAACTGCTGTATTGTCGGCAAGACCATTGGCAACAAATAGTTTTACACCATCAAAAGATAATGCTCCACCACCATACCATTGAGTACCTTTGTTGTCAGTACCTGCATTAGAAGTAGCAGCAACTGAAAAACCACCTAAAGCTCTTACATAAGCTCTAGCGATATTCTGAGAAACATAGATAAATAAATCTTCGCTTCCGTAAAGAGTAGAAGGAATAGCATCTACGATAGAACCTAACTGTGCAACTACGTTAGAAGCAGTTACTGTAGTACCTGCAATTTCGTTAGCGGTAGGTAAATTTGCATCTGCACCTAATAAAGTAGTTAGACCATCAAACTGTCCTGAAGTATCTGTATCTCCTGTCCAGATAGATTGCTCAGTTCTTTGTGCTACTTTAGCAGCAACGTGAGAAATTAAAAAGTCAGAAAAGTTAGAAGGTAATGTATCAAATGCAGAGAATCCCATTGAAATAGCTTCCCAATCTGACTGAAAGTCTTTCTTACATAATTGTAAATTTACTTGTTGGAACTCTGGAGTCAAAGTTCTTTCGTCAAGAGTTAATGTACTTGTGGCTGTAAAATCACAAGAAGCATCCTTAACGATGTCATCAGTAGAGATAGTTTTAATTACCTCTTGGAATTTGATGTTTGGCTTAACAGTCAATCCACCATTTTCCAAAGTTGAAGCACTTAATAAAGCAGCAGAAATATATTGTCCTGCAAATTCCCCATTATATGCAACACTTGCGTTTTGAGTTGTTGTTGTTGGCATTTTATTTAATTTTAGTAGTTATTTTTTTATACTAGATATTCTTTGAAATACTTTATCCGCAGTAGTCATAGGTCTGCTTTGTGCGTATAAATTCAAATTAGGTTTAGCCTCCTCTTCAGGACTATGCTTAATTGATTCAGCAGCAGGTTCTTTAGAAAGTTCTTTTACTTGCTCAGATAGAGCTTCTTTCTCTTTCTTCATATAACCCATCTCTTCATCAATCTTTTTCATAATAGCTTCGATTTTGGCGTTCATAGCCTCCATATCAGCCATATACTTTTCTTCTGATACATAACCTTTTGCAAGGTCAGTTTCAGCCTCCGCTTCCACTTGTTCTTCAGATGCCTCCACTTCGGAAACTTGGGCTTCTTCTGTGGTAGCTTCTTCTGACAACTCGGTAGCTTCTTCTTGCACTTCTTCGGTTGTCTCGTTAACTGCCTCTAGAACTTTTTCTTCAGTAACTTCCACTTCTGAAAGCTGCTCAAGATTTTGTTCTTCTTCTGTTAACTTAGACAACTTACTCATAATTTCATTTAAGATAGTTGTCGCACTCATAATAATTATTATAGTTTATAAAAGTAATTAGTAAAAATATAGGTGTTAGATTTTCAGTCTGTTGTTCCTGTTATGTTGCCAATGCCTTGAGCTTGAAAGCTACCATCACAGCACTTTCTTGAATATGTTTTTCCATCTTTACACAAACAGCCTCTTTTGCTATTTTGTGGACTAGGATATCTTTCTTTGTAATCTCTCATTATCCTGCGTTTTGTGTTCTTGATATAAAAAATATAATATCCCAAACCTTAACTGAACCTCCTACTGCTGTAACTGTTGGTGTTAATCCATTTGCCAATGCGTTTGAATCTAAATAGTATTGGAACATTATATGGGTATTTTGTGCAGTATCGTTTCCTTTATAGAATTGCATACTCATTTTTATTCTATCGTAATCATCTGCTCCTGTTAATGCAAAATCTAAATGTGTTTGATTGGCGTTTGCTGCACTTTTTTGGAATACAATAGTAGCCATATAAACATCATTCTCATTTATTCCGATTAATTTATTGGTAGTAGAATTATAAAAGTCAATACTTGAATGGCTTCTTACTACACTTCCTGCGTTATTAGGTAAGGTGGTTGTAACACCATCTGATAATAATACTTTTGTACTATCTCCTGCACCTGTGTATTGGGTATCATCGTATCTTGCCCAACCTAAGTTAGTAGCATCATTAGAGCTTTGTGGATATACTTTAACATTACTACCATTATGCCCCATATACAGACCTGTAGAGGTTCTTACTAATGCGCCATTCTCTATATTACAAGAAGAAAGTTCAGCATCTGTGATATCGTCAACTTTTGTTTTATATGACGTGTTATGTATTGCTGCCATTATTTTTTGCTAGATTTAGGATGTTTCTTTGGCAATAAATCATAGTCTGTAGTGTACTTTGGGTTTTGAGGTTTGCCATTCTTTATTAGATATAAATAAGCATTAACACGAGCAAATGCCCATTGTGATGGTGATTTTACCTTCGGAGAATGACTGGTGTTAAAAGCACCAAGCCCCCTTTGAAAAACAGAAGACAACACACCAACTGTAACACCATAACCAAGTTTTTGTTTGTATTTATCGTTGAATTCGTCTGCCTTTTTTTTTAGTGTTGCTCTATCTTTAGCACTAACTTTAGCTCCTGTTTTACCTTTTGCACTACCTTTAGCAGTTCCTTCTCCTTTAGGATTAGGATTTGGTGTATCTGACTTAGGTGCTTTAGGTGATGCTTTAACGCCACCTTTTCCATCTGATTCAGCTAAATCTATTTCGCCCAATGACTTTAGTTTACCTCTACTCCATCGTAAAGCTGCCTTACCTCCCCAAGCATCATACATCAACTTGCCACAGCCATCTGAATAGCTTTTAGATGCCTCTAAGTCTCCTTTGTGGCGAGATAAAAAGCTGTACATTCTCTTTATTGTAGATACTGTGATATTCTGTCTTGATGCTAATTGGTTTGCTCTACGCTTTCCTACAGCAGTACCGCAAGAACCCCAACCATTCTTTTCAGCCCATTCTAAGGCTCTCTTAGCGTTGTTTGATACACCTTGTGGGTAATCACTATAGGTCTTCAGATTTAACTTCTTAGAAGCGATATAATCAGCCATCTCGACTAATATTTCTTCTGCTTCTTCCTCAGTTATTTCATCCACCTTACTCATATTGACTTTATCAGTAAAGTAGCCTTCTATTGAGAATCCCTTTACTTTGCCAGTCTTAACATAGTTTTCCCAAACATCATCATTATTCACCTTCATAGAGACCATCCAAGTTCCTACAGGAAGTTCCATTCCATACTTGCGTGATTTGTCGTGGGTCTCATCTTCTATAATCCAAGACTCCACAACAGATAGTCCGTGAAGTTCTGCTTCGTGTTCTAATGTGGATTTGTTTTGATTGCCTCTCATTAAGAATAATTCAGAAGCTCTTCTTACTGTATCGTCAGAGAAAAAGATATAATACTCATCTTCTCCTTCAGCACGATATATTTTCTTATTAGGTACTAATGCAGCACCCATTAAAATACGCTTCTCTTTATCTACTTCAGCTAATTGTAAACGCTCTTGTTCACTAAGAGCAATAAAGTTTTCTTGAATCGCAGGTCTATCTACTATTGATATAGCTTCAATACCTGAAAGCAATTCCTCTTCGTCTATTAGTAGTTCTATAACTCTCATATTAAAATAACTTATAGTGATGAGATTGTTAGCTTATTTAAATCAAATGCTTGTTGAGTGGTAATATCTTTAGATACAACAAATGCTCTAATTGGTTCTCCTTGTTGTCCTGAAACAGTTTGAGCTAACTGTGATTCAGGTGATGCTCCTACTACATTAAAGTCAGGTGCTTCAACATTTACAGCACTTCTATCTATTCCACCTCTAGATGGAGAGCCACCATTTAATATAGATTTGGCTCTAGCTGCTGCTGCTAATACTGCTGCTATTTGTGATGCGTAAAATAGTGGAAAAGCCAAAGTTGATACTGGAGCAGCTTCTTTTGCTTGTTGTTGTGCTAGAGTAAGACCTTGTGAAAAACCAATAGCTGTATTGGCTGCTATTTCGGCTAAAGCAAAAACTTTAGATGCTCTTGAATTTTCTTCCATTAACTGAGATATACTGCCTAAAGCATTTGCATAATGACCAAACATCTCTAGTCTCATAGCATATCCTCGTCTATCTAACTCCTCTTGTTCTTCAGCTAGTAATTTATTGTAGTAAGAATTGACTTCATATTTAGCTACAGCTAATTCTTCTTCAAGCAAACCCATAGACTTTAAAGCATCCAGTCTAGCCAAGTTCTGCTCTCTTTCTCTTTCTATTGCTATAATTGAATTCTCTTCAGTAGCGACATCCATCTGCATACTTCTATTGAAGAAATAATCTCTGAGTCTGCCCATTTCTTTCAATGCTTGTATTTTTCGGTCAAAATTACCTATTTCAAGCATATCATATTTGTTCTTTTCTTCGCCCTCTTTTTTTCTCTTTTTGGTTCTTTTTGTAGAAGAATCTAATTCTATCTCTGTATATTTTATTAATTCATTTATAAGCTCTTGTATTCTTATGTTTTCTTTATCTAATTGCTTTATTGCATTGTCAGCAATTATCATTTCTTGAGTCTCTTGTTCTTTCCTCAACTTTCTACCTGCTGTACCTCTTTTTTGACTTGCTCTAAATCTAATGTCATCTCTTTTTGCAGAAAGTTCTCTAGCTTCATCTAAAGTCAAACCTGCCTCTTTTAATTCTTCTGTCGTTTCTATTTGAGCATTAATAGCCTCTCCTGATAGTTCTACTATTTTGTTTTGTGCTGCTCTAGCTAATGCTAAATTATATAACGATTCACGATATTCATTTGTTACTTTTATTATACCTTTTGTTTTGTTCTTTAAATCATCTGTCTGATACCCTGCATCTTTTAGGTTTTCTACAAAATCAGGGTATTCTTCATTTAGCCCTTCTATTGCTCTTTTTTGCTGTTCTTGAGATTGAGATGAATCTTGCAAAATTCTTATATATGTTTCAAATTGACCTGCTGTTGACTGCACAGTTGAACCTGCATCTTTGAAAACATCTCTAAGTTCATTGCCCTTTCCTGTAAGCCTAACGAACATTTTAAACAAGTCATTTCCAAATGTTATTAAAAGCTGTATTCCTATTAAGAATAAAGATTGTGCAGTAAACAAAGCTCTTAGCGCACCCATAAAACCTCCTGCTGCATTTTTTGATTCTGCAAATAATGATACTAACTGACCTAAGTTGTTAGCTATTCCTGTAAACCCATAAGACGCATCAGAGGCTAATCTTGCGGATTCAGCAATAATAGCATTGTTAAGACCAGAATTAGTCTTGCTTTCATTGGTGGCTTTAGATAATTTTTTTGTTGATTTAGCTAAATTGTCAACTGACTTTTTAGTTGTATCAATAGATTTTACAGCACCTTTTTCAGATACATCTATCTTTATTATTATTCTCTTAGTATCTGCCATAGTAAATTCGTTTTATCTGTTCCTTTGCTTCACTCATATTACCAACAGCCTTATACTTTCCTTTGGCAATATCTATGTTTTCAGATACTCCGTACCAATCAGACGCGTTAAGAAGTTCAAGTATTTGCTTTATCATTCTACTATTTCGTTTGAGAATATATTAAGTAATTCTAATTTAGTCTTACCAGTATTAAGATTTGTTGTTATAGAATTAATCCTAAACACCTTGTCTTGTATCTTAATCTGGTCGTTCATTCTATAATTCACTAATATATTAGGTGGCAAATATGCGGTTACTATAAATAATCTTTTTGAAACGTTAAATATACCTTCTATGTAATTACTGTAAAATGTTTGAAATAATGAATTTGTATCTTCACCATAATTAATCCCTTGCCATTCATCAACTTCTATGTCAAAATTTATTGTATGGGATGGAGGTGTAGTTGGATTCCCATCTTCGTTGCTATTTGATGGTCTCCAATAATTTGTTATAGATGAAGTTGTATTATTTCCGTTTCTAAATGCTATAGCATCAGGCAAGTTAGTTTCTCTTATACCATAAAACAATAATGCTTCGGCTTTTATGGGGTCGTAATCACCAGTTGGAGCAGGAGTTGCGTCTACATCTGAATCAAAACTTCCCCCTGCTGCATAACCCCATTGTATTAAAGTGTCGCTTTCATCATTTAAGTCTAATAACCTTTCATACTTTAGATGGGAGAATGGTAATTTTATCTCATAAACACTACCAAAATCTACTTCTTCTGGTATGTATTCTGAATTACCAAACACTTCTCCAAATTCCGCTAAATGCTGGCTCATTAAAATTGAATTAGTTTCCTTGAATTCAAAGTTTATTCTTTTGAAGGGTAAGGTAGAATTTACTTGATGCTCTGTTATATCTAAGTATTTATCTATATCTATTAAACCATTTAGCGGATTGTTTACTGCATCAGAGTAAAAGTTATCAAGTGTGTCCACATATATTTTTCCAAAGTCAGAATCACTTCTGTCATCAATATAATATGCAGTAAGATTAAACATTTTAAATAACCCAGTTAAAAAGTCAATTATTTTCATTTCAGGTAAATGTAAATCAAATGTAACTTTTAGTTGTGGCGTTATAGAATTACCATCATTAGCATCGTGTTCTTGTCTTGCTAATTCAGTATTGGGAGGATTAAACAAAGATGTTCTAGCCACCACTCTACCAGTAAATGTAGCACTAGCGTTAAAATTCTCTATGACAAATTTTAAAGAATACTCTCTAGTTGCTGTAGATGAATCTTGAAATAAATTGAATTCAGCAGATTCATTTCCATCCGTTGTTGTTGCTGAAGCCATTAACTCGTTTGTTAATGTGTCTATTATTTTTATGGTATATGGACTAGAATTATTTGAATCATCTGGGGTGATAGAACAAGTTATAGTTTGTACAGTTGGAGCAGTTGTTGCAGATTTTGTAATAAGTAATAAATCATCATCTGACATTGTTTCGGATGAAGATGTGGTTGTAAACCCTGTCAATTTAGTTATTATTTTTTGAGACAATCCAGTATCTGATTCCACAAAATAATCTATTATATTTCCCTTTTCTCTACTCAACCACATATATAAATTAGAGAAAGCATCATTATTTTCAAAGAAGTCATCTGTAAAAGTTATAGGAAATCTCTCTTCTATTGCGTCTATTATATATTTACATTTAACAGCAGGCTTTAAATCCGTGTATTCCAAACCTCTTCCGTTATTGTCTGAATCACCATCAACATACAGATTGCCACTTGAATTAAAGAAGTTAGAATCACTAGCGGCATCAGAGTGGTAAAACAATCTTTTTTCTGCGCTTATTAATGGGTATATTAATGCGGAACTATCATCACCATAAGATATACCAGTTTCAAACGCTCCCTTGACTGTTTCATTATCATAATTATGTTCTATGGACTGAAAAAATGTCATCCCTGATAAATCTGATAATTTATAATCTCCAATCAAGTCTTTCAGAGATACAGTATTACCATAGAAAGTCAAGTCATAAGCGTATGGCTTATTCATTTTCATCTTAACTCCATTCAAAAATATCTTTCCTATTCTGAATGGCATATAATTTATATGGATTTCCGCTTGTTTTTTTTGCCTAGAATCATAGGCATTGCCTGTTATATTGTAATTGTAATAGTGGCGAAATATCTTGTTGTTTGTATCAGAAGCAGGCACATTAAAGTTCTGGGAATAATCCGTAAATACCTTGCCTATATCTCTAATATCTTGAATTGTAGAATTAAGTTCAACTGTTTCATCTTTGAACAAATCCACAAGCTCCCCTTCAATGTATAGTTGTAGTCTCTGCATTACCTTACAAGATTTATCTCGCTATATGCGTAATCAAACGATATCGTATAGTTCAATACTTTATCATATAGGTTGGTCTTGTATTCTATGGTGTTGTCCTTTGGCACAACAGGGAAGACTTTATTCTCTTCGTGAATCCATACCTTCTCAGAGAAAAGCAATTGCTGAATAACTTCATTGTAATCCTCACATATAAACCCAGTATTTAGAGTCAATGACTTCTTAGCGTTTACATTGTGAATTTTATCAGTTGGCTTGTAAGTTGGGTAGAATGTTGATGTTGATGTTGACTCTATAGTATTCACCTTGAATATCTCTCTTGATGCTTCTGCTGATTCTTTTCTTCTGCCAAACATCCAAATATCTTGCAATACACCAAACTTGTTCAAGAAGGTAATTTTATATGGGGTATTCTTACATTCCTCCACATACGTTACATACACAATTACCTCTGTGTCATCTTTAGTTCTTACTATTGCTTTGGTGGCGTTTAATGGAGATATAGAATCAACTGTATATTCTGCCTCGTTTGTATTTCCTATATGGGTCATATCAGCACTTATAACACCATCGTGGTCAGCCCTAAAGTCTGTTGTATCTGCTGTTATTGGCTCTATATTTTCTCCAAAGACATCATCTTGAACTACAGTTTCCCCTTCATACCATTCTACATCATATAACGACTGACCTGAATAAAGAGGTATTCTTACTCTTTCTCCTTTTTTCCAATAAATACAAGTATTTGATTGCTGTAAAGGATTTGTTAACTGTGGGTTTATTTCATCTTCAAAGTAACCATATCCGTGAGTACCTAATAACGTACCTATATCCTTAGCCTCTTTTTGTGTATCTAGCCCTTTATCAAAAACGCTATCTATTTCGTAAGTAACCCAAGAAGTTAGATTGGCTGTTCCGTAATTACCATCAAAATTTATATTTATGTAGTCTTTAGCTAATTCTCCTATCTCAAACAATATTTTTTCTTCTGAGGATAGCTTTGTTTTAGTTATCGTGTATTGTGGATTGTCTCGGTCAAAACTATTTATCTGACCATCATATATCCAAAGTTTTAATGTTGCTTCGCTTAATGTAGCCATATCTATATTTGGAATCCGTTATCTCTTAATGTTTGTACAACTAAATCGTGATAATATGCGGATGATTGCCCATTAGGAATATCTTTTACAAAAATAACATCCGACCTATCGCTAAATCCTTTATTACCCCAAAAACTCTCAGTTCCAGTTAGGGTGTCATAACCACCATTCTCTATTCTGTCTAAATACGTTTGGAAGGCTTTATATTTATAATCTTCTTGTGAACTTGCTGGTGCTTTAAAGCTGAATAATATAACTATTCTATCGCCATAAGAATCACCGCCATCTAACATATTTCTTAATGCCAATGTATCTTCATCGTGATGGTCTCCTTTATACATTTGCTTAGAGATGCTCCCTGTGTCTCGATGGTAATTTGGATTAGCCTCATTCCACAATATACACACAACACTTTTTTCATTTCTAGCACCAAGAGTAGCTGCTGAAGAGAACATCCTTTCTGAATTATCTCCTACACCCCTAAATTTACTGTTGTAATTAGCCGAAGAATTACCATAGTATTGCAACATTGTTTCTTTTAATTCGTAGTAAACCATATCTTGTATGGGTCTTTTGTTTATTGCGAAACTTGTACTATCATCAAACAAGAATGTAAAAGCATAGTCATTGTTAACTTCTAGGTCTGGTTTGCCTAAGTCAAAACTTTCATCACCTTCGTCTATTATTGTATCACAAACAGTTTCTATTACGCTATCTTCTTGAGCAGAAACGACTCTTACTTCATTTTCAGCCAATACAACAGTTTGTGTTACTCCGTTTACATCTAAATAAGTAACTGTAGAACTTCCAGAATCACAATCATTTGTTAAGGTGTAGAAGAATGTTACTGGTGTTGTTACATCAGGGCAGACTAATCTAAAATCAAATCTATCGTTTGGTTCTGTACCTCCGTGATCAAAAACTTGTAATGTAGCTGTTAAAGTAGCAAAGGTTGGAGTAGCTGCTGTTTTACTTACCGTAACAGATGTTCCTAACCCTTTTGTAGAAGGGTCGCCTGTGTTATCTTCTCCACCACCTTGCATACCATCATCCCCTGCACCATATTCATCGTGTCCAACATATCCAGTTGAGGCTGTATTTCCGTTCCAATCTAAATCAAATTTAACAGGATACATATTGTCTTTTACCCCTAATAATTCAATAGTAACATCTCCTATACCATTGCCAACATCTAATCTATATGTTTTTACACCTACATAAGCACCTTCGTGATATTCATCACCACATCCAATTACTGCATCAGATTCTGGTGTAACAGCAGGTTCTTGCCAATGTATTGTTATAGAGTCTGACCCTGTATCTCCATCATCATCCGTTACAGTAACGAAGTACGTTATGCTTATTGCATCTTCAGAAGTTACTGTTATTACAGAAGTTGTTTCAGACCCACCCCACAAATATGAAACTATAGTTCCATCCGAGTCTGTAGCTACAGCAGTAAGTGTTACTGTCTGACCAATAGTTGGCGTTTCGTTACTAGCTTGTATAACAACCGTAGGAGGTGTGTTATCCTCCACAGGGTCTGGTATCTCCACATCAGCAGGGGCTTCCCTACCTGCTTCAATGTAGTATGGGCTTCTCGAATTTAGTCTAGTATCTGTTGAATTATTTACTGGCATTTTCTATAATGTAGTTTTCCCCCTTTTTAATATAACCTGCTTTTAACAAAATGTCATCTACGTTTAACAATATATCTTTGCCTATCGAAGAACCTAACTTGTTTAAATCAGATTTCGATTTCTCTATCGCTGAGTTAATGAATCCAGTCTCCTTCACACCATCCATACCAATAGAGCGACTTATGGCAAATGCAATAGACTTTACTTTTGGCAAATCGTTTACAGAAACAGGCTTTCCCCCATCCGTAAGTGTTATTTTCTTGCTCTGAATCCAAGATATTATATTTTCTATTCTAGGAGCTTTGTTTCTTTTCTTTTCTTCGTTCAAGGGTATGGCATAAGAATTACCTTCAATCCCATAAGAGAATCCCTCATTTGTGTTTTCTACTCGTAGCCTCTTAATACTATTGGCTAATGAACCAGTATCGTTTATGGGATAGTTACTTGACCTACTTTTTTTATAAGTACGAACTCTTGAACGAGTAATTTCCCTCTTGAGTAATTTTATTAGTCTATCCGTATATCCTCGTAAATATACCTTTGTATTTTTTAGTTTTAAGCTCATAATTATAAGCAAGAAGTTCCATCAGCATTGATAAGAGCCATCTCGTCATTTGGCACATCAACGTTTAGTACTATTGACCACCCTGCCAACAAATTCTCAAATCTATCTTCAAATTGCGTGGCAGTTGGAGTATCATTTATTTCATAGTCGTTATCTTTCATCTTGCCTCGTCTAAGAGAGCTTTGCAATCCATTGACCACACTCAACATACTATTTAACACATCTTGCTTGTTGTCGCTGCCATACACGCTATTTCTTTCTTGCTTATCGTCATTGTATTCATCCACCACATCCATAGCTATAATGTTTATGGAGAATGTCATTTGATGGTCGCTAAATGTAACGTCATTGACGATAATATGGGCTAACGGAAATATTGTTTGCTTGGCTAAATCAACCTCTAATAAATCACCAGAAGTAACTGTACTGATATTATTATTGCCAATAAGGTAGTCGTAAATGTTTTTTATTAAGTCGTAATATTCTTTCATCGTTTCATTGATTTCTTAATTAACTTGGCTTCCAAATCGTTTTTCTCTTTTTCAAACACTAGGTACATCAAACATTTAAAAAGTGGCTCGGCTGTAACTTGGTCAAACTTTGTGAGGTCTCCTTTAGCGATTCCATAAATTGATTGATACCAACCCCATTTTTTTCCAAAGCCTCCTTGAGCTGAGAGGTCTTCGCCCTCTTCATTTCCATCTCCAAATAGCTGAGGGAAGCTCTCGATAACTCTATCCCTAAAGCGTAAAAAAAAACCATCGACCCCATCACAACACTTAGTGGCATCTCCTTCATAAGCTCTGAGACCTCCTCACTTGGAGTATATGGTGCAATAGTATATTTATCCTTACTTTGGAAGTTTATGGGTCTATAAAGTACCGCCATCGCTTTATGGATGTTTTGCCAATCACCAAGACTAGCTTCCACATCTACATACTCGCCAAGACTCATATCGTCAAGTTTAGGTATAAACCCCATATCAACACCTAAGAGCTTGAAGGTTCTTGTTAAACCCCACTTCTTCTTAAATGCTTCTTCTATTATAGTAAGCACCTTGTCAAACTCTACCACAGGGATAGACTCTACATCATTTAAATCAACATTGCAGAATATCTCTACCAACTTCTTGTTTAGGAAGTCTGAATACTCCTCGCCTTCATTCTTATTAGCCACCTTCAGATATTTCTGATATTGGCGTAATGTAATTGATTCGAGAGACGATGGTACTTCTAGTTCTATCTTCTTCATATACAAAGTAATTTATTATTTCTTTATTGTATCTTTTGTAATTTCCAACTGTCTATTTGGCATATATATAGTGTTATACATAGTGTGTAGTACATAGTGGTATTATTGTAGCACATAGTGATTACACAATAATAAATAACACTAAGTATATCTATGTGCCAATATGGCACTTGGAGTTACTTAATATTGTACTTTAGGTATAGGTGGCAATACAATTCCCATATCTTAGCGTCAACTTGCTTTTTGTCGTATATCTTGTCGCTCTTAGTTTTGTTGCCACGAATATCTACTTCTATAGCAAATTTCTTCTCACCTCTCTTTCTTGGCAAACAATAAACTAATATGTCGTTATCCACACACCATTGGAAAGCGTCATATTGCATATCATCAAACATACCCTATTGAATTTATATTGCTAAGATACAAAATAAACCTATTGAATCTACAATGGCAGTTGGAGAATGTTATCTGTATAGAGTCTACATTACTTAGAGCTAGCCACCTTTTTATAGGGAGAGTCCATTTATATACTACACCAAAACCACTAGAGACTCGTTTTAAGGCTATTTAGGTGCGTTTTAAGCTAGGATTACCCCTTCTGTGGTATATTTATATATATAGCCACAAAAAAAGCTCTTAAACGAGCTTATTTGGATTCTAGTTGATATTTTAAAGACGAAGCCACCTATTTAATTAATTTTATTATGTAAATCAATAAGTTAACTAAATATTGTAAATAAAAAACCCCCAAAAAGGGGGTCAAATGTTTAATTTATAATTAATTTATTTTACAGGCTATTGTATCTTTTCATAAGTTTATTTCTTTTGTAGATTTTTTCTCTCTCTGCTTCTGCCTGTCTTTTGGCTTTCTCTAAATTGTGGGTAAATTGTTTTGAGTTGCTCATTTTATTTCGTTTTTAATTGCATAATCTAAAGTGCACCATCTTGACTCGTTGTCCCATAGCAAAAGTTCATCGTCATTTGGGGAGTCTGTCTGAATATGGCTAGGAATAAAAATGTCATTTTGCCTTTCATCGCTGTAATGAAATTTGATTTTTTTGCCAATAAATTTCTGACATTTTCTTAAATATAGATAGCTTGTTTTTTTCATATGTTTAAATCTTTTATTTTAAGTTATTTCAATTTTTATAACTCTACTATCATTGTCTAATAAATATAAAAGGTTTTTATAGAGTTTAGTTTTTTTAGGATATTTACAGAATTTAGTATATATTTTGATATATGTTTCACCTTCGTATTTATAAGACATTTTAAATGTATGTCGTTTCATAATGTTATTTTTTTAATGATATATTAAACCTACTTTTTTGTTGTTGCTGAAAAACTTTGTAGCCTTATAATCAATTTTTGACGCATCAATATAACCAGCTTTTTGTAATTGTTCTTTACTATCAAAAATTTTGGAGTGACGTTGAGTTTCAATATTTATATCTTTATCACGATATCCGCCCATTGAAAAAATAATGTCCATATTTTCGGGTAGTGCAATATCTTTAAAATACGGCAAACTTTTGGTATATGCGTAAAAATTAACCATTGGGTTATCATTGGCAATTTGTACCCATTTATTTAAATACTCTTTACTGTAAAAATCGCCTGAATCGTGAATTCGAATAGCTCCTACTTTTTTCTTTTTTATTTCCATATTCATTAAAGCCACAAAATTATTAGTTAAACTAAGGGCGTATCTTTGCTCCATTAGTTCGCCAATTTTTGGGAAACGCTTATAATTTCCCTTTTGCGCATAACAATATTTCACGCAGTCTTTTGCATACTTGCAAATTGTAGTACCATTTTTACTTTTATATGCTGGAATACTGAAATTAAATATTTTTATACCTAATTCTTTTGACGTTTCTTTTAATTTCTGGTTTTGTGTCAATAGGTTCATTTTATTTGTATTTTAAAGTAATTTTGTTAAATGTTATCTTTTTAATGGTATCAATATTAACAGATCTATATTGGGCTTTGTTTGGCTCAAAGACTCTTAATATGCCATTTTCTTTTGCTGGTGTTAATTTTACTTTTTTGCCATTACTGGACAAATATTTTTTCACACCAGTACGGCAATTCATGTTGCGAATAGTATTATCCTTTTTAATAAATTCCACAGTAAAAAACCGCCCATTCAAACGGTTTATGAATTCTAAAATTTCGTTTCTTTTGTTCATTGTATTATAGTTTTAATTAATAGTAATTTTAAAGCCCCCACGAACCAGTAGAAAAGCCCTGCAGTATTACACCATTATAAAAGATTATGGCTAATAAAGCTCCAATGACAACGGCAATTCCTATTTTAGTGGTAATTTCAAAAAATGCAATTGGGTTAATTGTCTTAATTCTGTTCGATAATTGTTTTTTAATTGTTCTCATTTGTTTAATGTTTAGTTAGTATTTGTCTTAGTGGATTTTCCACGTGACAAATATAAGGCAATTTGATAAGGGTAAAAATATTTTTGTGGATAATTTGTTAATTTATATTAATTCTAAATAGTACCTACAAATGTTGTACCTACAAATGTGAAGCAAAAAAAAGGGAGTCAACCTGACCCCCCTATTGAATTTATACCTATTGAATTCACAACTCTATTGAATTCACAGGGGTATTGAATTCATATTTGATGAACCAATCGTGAACATAGTCTTGAGCATCTTCAACGTTGTCAAAATTTTTTGAGCCAATTAAATCTGCATCTAATAAATCTACAATATCTATTAGATTGCCATTCTCAAAATACATCATAGAAATATCTTCTAAGTCATCATTGAGTACTGTATATATCTCGTCATCTAAGTAGAAGAGATATAGTCTATCAGTCTCTAGCTCTTGTGCCCTCCTATCTGATAGGTGGCTAATATATAATTCAAGCTTCGCCATATTCCTTAATCTTTTCCAATATCTTAGTTACTCTCTCGGCTTCTTGCCAGTTACACATTCTCATCTGTTCCAATCTGTAGTTGAACAATAGATTGTCGATTAAATTTAGTTCTTCAGTTGTTATTTTCATCATTATAATGTTTTAGGAATGATTGTGTAAAATTCTTAAAACAGAACGAAGGATAGTCAAATGCTTCACATCCCTCTTCTGCAACATAATTGTCATAATCTGCCACCAACTGCTCTCTAAATGTATTATAAAAGCAATGGAAATGATACCCTAACTTGTGTAGAGCGTCTTCTGCGATTTGTACTTTTGGTAATTCTTCTACTTGTTCCATATTACTTCTTTTTTGTCATCTCAATAGCGTTAACTACCATTCTTAATCCATCTTCGTCATTATCAAGCTGACTAGCCAACATAGTCGTATATGTTTCTTCTAATCCTACCTTAAAATGCCAACATAAATTTTTTTCAGCGTCATAGGTTCTTACCTCTATAACGTCTCCATTTTCTTTACATTCTTCAGAAATCTCTTCGTGGTTCTGAATCAGTACATCTTGAAAGTGTTTTAAGTACCCCATAATTATCTTGTTTTTAAATTATGGCTGCAATATATAAATTATTTTCCAACTGACAAAATAATAAACGAAAAAAGGCAACTTTTTATAGCTGCCCTTTAACGATAAAGGAAAATATTTATGAAAATCAATTCTAGACAAATATAGTAATATTTTTATATATACAAAAAAAAGTGGAGGAATTATTCCCCCACTCTAAAACAAATATAATATAAACAAAATGAAAAACATTTACACTTATCAAATATACAAATATATTTTGAATCTACAAATATTATCTAACAATATACATTCCCTTTGGAACACTTCTAGTTAAAAGGTATTGAATTCCATAACGTGCTGCATCTATTGCGTGGTTATACCTATCAATAGGTTTAACGCCATTTACAGCCCACACATAGTTATTGAATTCCTTAATGAGGTTTTCACCCTCCACGTTGATATTATAGTCTTGCATAAGCGATATACCAGTTACAATAGAGCCTTTAGCTTTTATTGTTGGAGCTATATTTAATGGTGGGTCTTTTCTCTTCATTTCAGCCAATAGTCTCGGTTCACTATTATCACTCACTATTAAATTCCTGCCTGCCATCCTAATACAGTAATCGTATATTTGGCTAGTAATTAAACCTTTCTTGTACAAATGTTCTTTGAGCCAAATAATCTTCCGCTCCTTGTCAATAGCAATTTCAACCAAAGCTGTCTCGTCATTTGAGAATCCAAAGTCTAATCCAAATATTGAATCTATTTCATCATTGAATTTACCAATCTGCCAATCATAAAATACAACACCCTCTGCTTTTTGTAGCCAACCTCCAAGTATTTGGTGGCGATATTTCTCTGGTCTTCTCTCCCTCATTCTCTCTATCTGGTCAACAAAAGATTTACTAAGGTGGTCTATATTATCAAGGTAGGTAGTATGGATATAAGTAACCCCTTCTTTTGTACCATTCCAACCATCTGGAATACTTCTATTCTGAAAGAATCTTTGGTATATCCAATGCTCTTTTGTGGTGGGGTTTAGAATCAATATACATCTATTCTTATTAGTCTTACTACGAATCGAGTAATCTATCTTGTCAAAAGAAGTCTCATCAATAAGCTCCTCAGCCTCATCCAATACAAAAGTATTTACCCCTTGAATTGACTTCAGCTTTGCAGTCTGGTCTCCACTAGCAGTTTTAATACCGCTAAAGTATATTGAACTGCCATTGAGTTTGTTCTTGATTTCAGTTTTAGTTATTTCAAATTGGTCTTCAATCCCCATCAATTCTAACTTCTCTTTGAATTCAGGTATAATACTCATAGAGGCTGAACTCATAGTATATCGAGTAAACAAAGTCTTTGTATTCTCTTCATAAGTGAGCAACACTAGGAATGTATTTACCGCAAATGATTTACCAGAACCACGCCCACCAGTAATAACAAAGTATCTGCTATCACTATTAAACATTGTTTGGTATTTTGGATGGAGACTAATTTGATTCATAACTTGTCATTAAACTTTCTCTTCTTTAGAATATAATGTAAAGTGCCTGAAGAAGATATACCAAAATGTTCCATAGTCTTTTTTCTTGACCTACCACA